ACCGCATACGTCAGAGAAACGCCGCGCAGCGTGTCCGGACGGTCTGCGCCCCTGACGTAGATACGCGCTCCGTTGACCATCGTGATGTCCAGATTGTTCACGTGGCTCGACTGGATTACCTCTCGCCCCAAGTCCAGCAGCAGGTCCCATATGATCTGCCTCGACTGCCCCATCGTCGGGCTGACGTACAGCACCGCGCTGCCCGGCGGGCACTTGAGCGCTTCGATGATAAGTGTCGTTGCCGCCAGTCTGGACTTCCCACAGCGCCGCCCGGCAGCGATTACTTTGAACCGGTGATCGTCGGCGTAGACCTGCTGCTGCCAGGGCAGTAGAGAGAAGTTGAGATCAGACATCTGTTATGCCCTCGTCCTCTGGCTCGATTATCTTAGGCGTCTCGCCCAGACCCGTGATGTTGATCGTGATGGCGCTGCGCTGGCTCTTGTCCTTCTCGAACATACCTATTGGCAGCGTCCTGTCCATGCACATCTTCAGCGCCGCCATCTGACCGGGGTGGTCATCGTTGAGCGCAATCTGTATCACCTTCTCCGCGACATCCTTGCCGCCAGACCGGATCATCAGCTCTTTCAGTTCTTTGATGCGTTGGTGATCCGTCTTCGGCAGCACCGCAGGCGGGTTCTCTGCGTACTGCTGAATGGTGAGCTGCACCGCACTTTGCTTTTTTTTCGTAGCCACTTTGCCCTTTCGGAGTTTTCGCTATTTTAGCTTTTTCGGTGGGGAGGGGGGTACATCAATATTCACAACAAGCGCCGACCCCCTCCCCCCCATGCAAAAGTCAAGAATCCCAGGGCTTTCCCGTTTCCAGTTCCGACAACGTCCATTATGTAAAGTCGAGTCTGAGTTATGCACAGAAAAAAGAATACCAATGTCATCGCATCAAGGTTATGCACCGCAAACTGTGGACAAGTTTTGGATTCGGGCTGTGGATAACTGGGTCTGCTGGGAAAAATCGGGGAAAGAAAAATGAGAAAGGGGTGGGTGGTCCCTTTCCGGGGTACCTGCACCTTATCGCTAATGCATTATCAATAGCAATTCATCTTTAAAACATCCACCCATCTCACCATCACCAATGCCTCGCCAAGGCCTTAAATCGGGCCTACAAGCCACCATCATCATGAGGCTGTGGGATGACAAGGACAACGCTCTCAAGCGGCGTATCGGGCCGCAATCCAAGATTGTAGAAATGCCGGTAAGTATCGATGACCTCCAAGAAGCCAGCTGACATATCACCACTGCCTGCCGCCAGCAAGATGGCACGTTCAGCATCGCCAAGCTGGCGCTGAAAGTACTTAACCGTTGGAGTTGCTTTGCCGACCATCACCGTCTTTCAAAAATTATCTGTCCCAAAAATTCCGCATCCCGTTGCCCCTACTGCCCCTAACCTATAGGTGTTAGGGGCAGGGAGGGGCGTTTTAACGGGCTTTTGCCCCTAATCCCTCAAAACCCCTAGGGGCGCTCAGGGGCGTTTAGGGGCGTTTCTTTGCATCAACATTGCACTGGCTTGTGCCTCATTTTTGAACACCCAACCGTGCTCTGTTGGCTCCAAAGCGCCCGCATTAAGCATTGGCCCGATGATGCCATCTGCCCTTGATGCCTCGGTTTTGTTCTTGGCGGTGCGCTCTGACATGCCATCCTTGATCAGCAAATCACGCAATGCTGACCTGCTGACATAGGGTAAACCCTCACGATCTTCTGCGCCAGATGCCCACCAAGCACGCTCGATGGTGCGCATATTCTCATCATGTTTGGAGGGTTTTTTGTGGGGTTTGTTGGTGTTGGACTCCACATCTGGGATGGCAACGCAAGTGGTGGCTGGGCTGCCAAACTTGGTGGTGCCCATTTGCACGACCTCCAGCTTGAAGTAAATCGTGTCGCCCTTGCTGGGGAGTTCTCGTTGTTTGGTGACGGTGACTGACCTGATGCCATCTTTCTCCACCACCTCAATCTCGGTGTCAATGTGCGCTCGGATGCCTGACCAACCTCTAGCGCCTTTGGCTGCGTCTTTGCCGTTGTGGTGAATGATCATCAGGGCTGCACCAGTGGCGGTGGCGACCTGGTCGAATCTGGCCATAACTGGTCCCATGTCCTCGCCGCTGTTCTCATTGGCTCCGGCGCTCATTCTGGCCAAGGTGTCGCCAATGATCAGTCGGACAGGCTGGCCTTTGATCTCCTCAACTGCCCGCACCAGCTCAATCACGTCGTGGGCATCTTGATCGCCGTTGTAGAAGTTCATTGGGACTGGCACCATTGCCAAGTTCTCAAGATTACAGCCGTGGTACTTCTTGATCGCCTGCATCCTTGAGCGAATACTGGCTGGGGCTTCGCTGGCCAAGTACACCACCAAACCGGGATCAGTCTTCTTGCCGTAGCAGTCTGCGCCCGTGGCAATGGCTGTGGCAACCGAAAGCGCCCAAAATGTTTTGCCTGAGTTGCTGTCGCCGTACACCACCACTGCGCTGCCGATGGTCATCAAACCCTCGACCAGTTCGTCTGGTGCCTCGTAATCGCCGCCAAGGTTGTCGCCAAATACGACTTTGAGCTTGTCAATTACCGCGGTTCCCGTTTGCTGAACCAAAAGCGCTGAAAGGTTGTTGCCCGCCTGTGCGTAATCATTGGCATCCATGCCCTCAATGGGTGGCATCACCACTCTGGCGCCATATTTTGCGCTGGCTTGGTCTGCGTAGCGTTGCCCAACGCCGTGTTTGTCATGGTCTGCCACGATAACAATGTCCTGAGTTGCGCCATACATTTCACGCAGGCTAGCTGTAACTGGCACCAAGCTGCTGGCGCTGTAAGCCACTACACAAGGTCGGTTGGTGGTTTCATAAATCGTGGCCGCAGTTGCAAAACCCTCGGCAACGTACAAGGTGCCAGGCTCATCCAGTGAGCCTATCATCCAGAATTTCCCGCCTGATTTGCCGCCAGGGTGGTAGAGCTTGCCGCCATCCTCATCAATGTATTGCAGGGTGCTGAGTTTTCCATCTGAATCGTACAGCGGCACCATCAATCGGCCATCTCCAGTGACGCGAACGCCATGCGTCTGGATGCCTTTGCGTTTGAGGTAAGGGTGATCAGGGTGCGCTCCAAGACCACTAAGCCATATCTTTTCCACTGTCTCACTAGCAATTTGGTTCTGGCGCTCTTGGGCCGCTTCCCGCAAGAACTTGGACTCATTGATGCGCCTTGCGTGGGCCATTTCCTCAAACTCGGTGAGCTTTCGGCCAACATCTGCCCTCCATGTCTGCTCAATGCCTGCCCTCCAGCAGCCGAAGCGCCCTGCTGGGATGCCGTCACCGAAAACCAAATACCAGCCCGGTTTGTCAATGCCTGGCGTTCCCTTGGTGCCAGATTTGAAGCGGTGAATCTTGCCATCCATCTCGATGTGATCTGGAGGCTCCAAACCTACTGCACGCATTGCATCAATGAGCTGTGCTTCTGGTGATGCGACAAGTTTCTCTGGTGGTGGTGCCCAAGGACCACCTAAGACTTTTGAGAGGTCAGCCATTGACTGTTGCCTCCTGCGTATCTGCTTTGAGTTTGCCGCCCGTCTTAACCTCCAGCTCGTACTGCCTTCCCATTGGGGGAGTGTCGCCCCATTGGTAGATCACTTGCGGCCAAACATCCAAGGCTTCGGCCAACTTGCGAAGGCCTCCGAAATGGTCAATAGCTTCTTGCGTTTTCATGTTTTCTGCCTTTGTTGAAAAAATATGTTGACATCATATCTTTTAATTGTGGTAAAGTCTAGGCACACCACAAACAGATTCCCTGACAGTGGTGCAAAAGAAGGAGAGCCAGATGGCTATCAATTTGAAATCGACTGGCGGTTTAACTGCCAATGGGGTGAAGTTGCTTGTTTACGGGCAAGCAGGTGCTGGCAAGACCACTTTGGTCAAGACGCTGCCCAATGTGATCGTACTGTCTGCTGAGGGTGGTTTGCTGTCCATTCAGGACGCTGATCTGCCTTACATCGAGATTGCAAGCATGGACGATTTGCGTGAGGCATTTACATGGTGCCGTGACAGCCAAGAGGCAACTGGCTTTCAGTCGGTGGCGCTTGACTCGATCAGTGAGGTGGCTGAGGTAGTTCTGGCCCATGAGATGAAGAAGTCTAAGGACGGGCGTGCGGCTTATGGTGAGATGAACACCACCATGCAAGAGCTGATCCGTGCGTTTCGTGATTTGCCGGGCAAGCATGTGTACATGAGCGCCAAACTTGAGAAGTCCACAGATGAAATGGGCAAGATGCTCTACAACCCAGGTATGCCCGGCAAGAGCCTGACCCAAGGCTTGCCGTACTTCTTTGATGAAGTGCTGGCGCTGCGTGTGGAGCGTGACGGTGAGGGCAACACCCAGCGCGCGCTGATGTGTGATTCAGATGGCCTGTGGCTGGCCAAGGATCGCTCTGGAAAGCTGGAGGCTTGGGAAGCGCCAGACCTTGGGGCCATTATCAACAAGATCGGGGGCAAAGCATGAAAAAGAACGACCAAGCCTTTCCAGTTGGCTACAACGGGCATGAGGGTATGCAACTCCGCGACTATTTTGCGGCTAAGGCAATGCAAGGAATGATGGTTCAGATTGAAGAGCCAAATTGTGATTACATTGCAAAGCAGGTTTACAAAATGGCTGACGCCATGCTGGAGGCAAGAAAGAAATGATCGAAACCACCGACATGGCCGAGTTGGCCCAGATGTGGCTTAGAGCAAAACAGGAAGAAAAAGATGCGACAGAAGATCGCCGAGATATTGAGGACCACATCAAGAAGTTGGCACGAATCTCTGAGCAGCTCGACAGCACCGAAACCGTTGGCGCAGCAGGCTTTGAGATCAAGATTGAAGGCCGCATCGACCGAAAGGTCGATTCCGAGAAGTTGCAAATGCTTGCCACTGAAGCCGGACTGAGCGATCACCTTGCAACACTTTTCCGGTGGAAGCCGGAGATCAACATGTCGGTCTGGAAATCAGCCGACGAATCCATCACCGGGCCTTTGGCTGGTGCTATTACGGCCAAGCCTGGCCGCCCATCTTTCAAAATCATCCCCAAGGAGTAAATCATGGCTTTTCTGAACGAAGAATTTAACGTCAACGACATGCCTGTTGGCAACACTGGCAGTTTTGAGCCTTTGCCTGCTGGCTGGTATACCGCCACCATCTCGCAAGCCGAGTTGAAGGCAACCAAGGCTGGCAATGGCCAGTACATCAAGCTGCGTTACGACATCACTGGCCCAACCCACCAGGGCCGAGTGGTGTTTGGCAACTTGAACATCAAGAACGCCAACCCCAAGGCCGAGGAGATTGGTCGCCAGCAATTGGGCGAGATCATGCGTGCTATTGGCTTGGCCAAGGTGACTGACACCGATCAGTTGATTGGTGGCCAGATCAGCATCAAGCTGGAGGTCAAGCAAGACGAACAGTATGGTGCGAGCAACGAGGTCAAGGGCTTCAAGTCCGTGTCTGGCAGCGCATCGCCATCTACACCAATGGCCGCGGCTTCTGCACCCGCGGCTGGCAAGGCAGCGCCTCCTTGGGCTAAGAAGTAAGCAAAAAAATGCCCCGACTGGTTAAGGTCGGGGCAAAGTTCATCAAGGAAAACAACATGAAAATACCCGAGAGTGATCATAACATTCAGGCGCTGATTGACAAGCACCATGAAGCACAGGCAGAAGTCCCTCGCCCTCACCTTGGG